TGTCTGCAACAAATTCGTTTCTATCAATTACTTCACCAGTGTTATTAGATTCATCTGCAACTACTTTAAAGTCAGTAATACCTCTTCGTCCTTGAATTTCTCTCAAGAAAGGTTCTACTAAGTTTTTAAACTGAGCTCTTGTGAATTCATCATTGAACTCAAATAGTTGGAACTTAGCTGCAGTTGCGATTGCCTTTTCAAGAATAATGAATAATCTTCTAACATTAATTCTGTCAAACGCACTTGGTTTTGCAAGAGCAGTCTTATCACCAAATAACACAGTACCTTGGCCAGGAAATGAGTTAACTGGATTAATTCTTGCTTTATATAGTGTATCTCTTTGGTCTTTGTTAGGTTCGTATGCAAGTTTAACTGCACCTCTAATTTGACCTCTGGTAAAACCAGCAGGAGAGAAAAATGCATCTGCAACAGATTCAGTAAACGCAGTTACACCAGCGATATCACCATTTAATGGTACATAACGATATACATCGTTAAATCTATCATATTGGTATTTGTAACCACTATCAAAAACTGCAAATGATGTACTTGGAAGTAAATCAAAAAAGTTTTTAACTTGAGATGTTTGTGTATTAGAATCTGCAACGCCTACAACATCACTTCTTTCTGGAGAAATAAAGACTAATGCATCTTTTCTTTTTTCCACAATAGTGATTAAGTTTGTTGCAAGAGTTGAGGTTGCTTTTGCAGCCATAATTAGGTTTACATCAACTGCTTCACCGTCATCAAATCTTGCGTATGCAGTAAGTTGCTCACCGTCTGTAACAGCATAATCGTCTGTTCCGTTTGCAAGAGTAGACCTATCTACATTTTCTACACCTCCACCTAATGAATTAAAAGCAGATACTCCTTGTACTGATGAATCAGAAACTAGAGCTTGACCCCAGTCACCAGAACCATCAATAGCAGAAGTCGGATGGTCACCCCAATATACAAATTTAGAATCTCTGTAAATTACATCTGGATAGTAATTTGAATTACCTTGAGGTGTAGTTGCTTCTGAGTGTTTAGATACAAATGCAAATGTTTCTAGTACAGAGTTTAATCTCTCACCAGCAACATCGTTAT